ACCACTCTCCAAATCATGACTCACGCTCTGACCCTCAACGGCGAAATCATCAAGTTCACCCCCAATGGTGAGTTTGTTGAAATCGATCAAACCACTACCCAAGTGATCAACATTAAGGAAATTGAAACCATCAATGAATGGCATGGCACTTGGTGCTATACCGGTAAGGTCAACCAGCAAGTCATCAAAGGCAATTCTTGGACTTCAGTGTCGATCACCAAAGCCCGCACAATTTGGTCAGATTTGATCAAGCAAGGCGCTGTCCTGCCCGCCTGATGCGGGTCCCTTGATTCCGTTTTTTGCCCTAAGATTCATGAACCCCTGGATCAACCGCTTCGCCATCTTCGCCATCGTCTTCGGTGTGTGGGCGATGGCTTATGACACTGGTCGCCATGTTTGCACCCAACATCAGCTTCAAACGCATCGCTGAAGTAGCTGCAGCCCGTGGTCTGACGATCACAAAGGCTTGCAAGCCCTATCGCAGATGCGGTTTGGTGCTCTATGACGTGCATCACGGCACCGACTACCTAGGCACATTCTCTGTTCGCGGTCTCAACCTGTTTTTCTCAGATGGAAATCCCTAGCTATCCCGAGCTCGAAGAGCTGTTTATCAAGTGGTGGGCAGAGTCCTATCCCATGGCTCCCCCAGGCCCGCACGCGATTCGCACGCATGCCGCTTTTGCGCTGTTTGTGCTGAATCTGGAGTCCATGCAGGCACAGCGCTGATGGAAGACCAAATCACCTTGCTGCTGTGCATTGCTGGCGCACTGCTTTTGGGTTTCATGTACCTGTCTATGCGATGACCCTGCCCGCAGATTGTCTGGCCGAGTATTGGCACCCGCGGCACAACGAGTGCATCATTGATTCATCCTGTCGGATGGAGTGTGTCTTGCTCGCCGTTGCAGATGCTGTGGTGCCTGCCGAGCCCGAGCCTGGCGCTGATGCCTCGCTTGTCGAATATACAACTTGGGCAGAACGCATGCGCCTTCGTCGTTTGATCCTGACCGATGTTTCCTAGCTTTGGCGCGATTCGCGTTGGCACGCCGGTAAAGGTCTACATGGGTGCAGATTGGCAGCGCGGTTTTGTGCGCGTCTGCGAGTCCTCTTACGTCTGCGTGCAACTTACTCACCGTCTGATCACCGTCTACGATCTACGCAACATCAAACCCTCATGACCTGGTTCACTCGATTTTTGCTCTTTTTGCTTTCTCGACGCCCTGATGTCAACGTGGCTGTGACCTACCTAGAGTCGGAGTACACCGACGACATCGATGCGGTCGATTTTCTGGAATGGTGCTATGAGCTCGATTTAGCCATCGATTTCGACCGATCTTTTTATGGAGAGGATCCGCCGCGCCGCGGATACTATGACTAAGGACGAGCTGCTGATTGTTGTGCACCAGCTTTCGCACGCTTACAGTGTGCAGCGTGCTGCCGCCGTCTGGGCAGTTAATCAAGCTGCCGAGAACTTGAGCTATGGGTGCACAGCCAGAGACTGTCCTGCAAAACGAAATTCGCCTGGCGCTCTCGGCTAAGTGCCCAGGCTCCACGATTTTTCGGAATCATTGCGGCGCTCTGCGTGATGTAAACGGTCGTATGGTGCAATTTGGCCTGCATCCTGGCTCACCTGACCTTGTGGGCTGGAAAACCGTAGAGATCACGCCCGAGATGGTCGGCACCAAGGTGGCCGTCTTCTGCGGCATCGAGATCAAGACGCCCACAGGCAAGGTCCGTGAAGACCAGCTGCATTTTTTAGATCGCCTGCGCTGCGCCGGTGGTGTTGCAGGCGTGGCCCGCTCCGTTGACGATGCTGTGACGCTCCTTTCGGATCGTGTTACCGTGTCATATACGGAATGACCCCGGTGGGTGCCAGCCCAAGCCGGGGTCGAATCCTGCTCTTCGAATTATTTTACCATGCTCTCGAGCACGAGAACGCCCTGTCCTGTCTGTGGCCGCACGTCGAGTGGCTGCAAGTGGGAGGAAGATCTGCTCTATTGCCGCATTGGCAATTCCTGTAGCCCCATGCAGCGCCACCCGCATCTGAAGGTGGGCGAGATCGTGGCGGATGGTTGGGCATGCGTGAAGATCAATGATGACGCCGAGTGCGTGACATTCAAGCGCCACACAGAGCGCGAGATTGTCCGCACCCGCCAGTGGGAGTATTTCACACCTGCTGGCAAGCGCAGTCTGCACCGCCGTATCGACTACACATATGGCCCCAAAGATGTGTCCTGGTCTAAGGGCACAAAGACTGATGACCTGTTGCCGCTGTGGTATGAGGATCTGCCCGAGTCTGGTGCCACGGTGTTTGTGGTCGAGGGCGAGACCTGCGCCGAGGCATTGCGGGCGATGGACCTGCACGTCACATCTGTGCCCAACGGCAGCGGCTCTTGGAAGTCCAAGATGCCCGACCTGCCCAAGTTTGCTGCCAACCGCCTGATCCTGTGTCCAGATAGGGACCGCCCTGGGATCGAGCTCATGCAGCGTCTGGCCGCGGCGTTTCCAGGGTCCAGATGGCTCTGGCCGCAGTCATCGAATGTTGACGCCTGGGAGGACCCGAACGACGGATACGACATCGCGGATTGGATCGCAGACGGTGCCACCAAGGATGCCCTGCGCGGTGCCGTGCGGATGGAAGGTCCCACATTGCCGCAGTTGCCCTGGTACGAGCGCCTCGGGCAACATCACACAGATACTGGTCGCCTGGTCAAGCCCCGCGGGCTGGAGCTTAAGCACATCATCGATAACGGCCTGGGTGGTGCCCTGCGGTTCAACACCCTGAAGCGCGCCATCGAGATCGACGGCACCTGCATGGACGAGACTGCGCTGCGCCTGGCCTATATCGACCTGCAGCACAGCGGTATCGATGTGCAAACACAGACTGCGCAGGATGCCCTGTTGCGTGCGGCCTGCGACCGCCCCTATCACCCGATCCGGCAATACCTGGACACCTGCACAGATCCGCTGCCCGACGGGGTGTGGGCGAACATCGCAGGCGAGCTTCTCGGTGGTGATGCCCACGATTTCGATAACAGCGCTCTGCGCAAATGGTTGATCTTTGCTGTGGCTCGCATCTATGAGCCGGGCTGCCCCTGCGGCTTCGTGCACATCTTGGCTGGCGACCAGCACCTGCACAAGACACGCTTCTACAACACCCTGGCCAGCGAGCCCTGGTTCTATGAGGGCTTCATTAAGTCCAATAAGGATGCAGACGACATCGTGGGCCTGCACATGCGCTGGATCGCGGAATGGGGCGAGCTGGACGGTGGGATCAAGAACCACGAGTCAGCTGGGCTGAAGAACTTCATCACCCGCAAGACCGATCTTGTGCGCGAGGCGTATGGCAAGGGGCACCAGGAGAGGCCGCGGCAGTTCGTGCTCTGCGGCACGACCAACAAGCACGATGGCTTCTTCTCGGACGAGACCGGCAACCGGCGGTTTGTGATCTACACGGTGGAGAAGAAGATCGATTCTGAAAAGATCGAGGATTTGCGCGACAGGATCTGGAGCAGCGCTCGCCGTGAGTATTTGGCTGGGGCGAAATGGTTCCTTGATGAGCAGGAAACAGAAGTCAATAATGCCCGCAACCGAGGCATGTACGCAGAGGATGCTTGGCGCGACAAGATATCCACGTGGCTGGCTGTACGGCGCTTCGAATACATACTGAGCAGCGATATTCTGACCAACTGTCTGGAAATTCCGTTGGAGCGACAGGACCAACGGGGTCTTACAAGGGTGAATCGGATCCTGAGATCACTCGGATATTACAAGACGCGTAAGGACCTGTCGGGAGAATTCAAGACAATATGGAGACAATCAGTATGAGCCTGTAAGGGTATGTGGTGCCAATCTGCCCGTCCCGATTGGCCGTTTACCTGTTTTTACAACTTACTTAATAATATTTTTGGAAAAAAAAGGGAAGAAGGGGGGTTTTTAGGGAAAAAAAGGAACCAGTATGTATGTAGTAAGGTCGGTAGACTTCAGACATGCCAGCCCTATCACCCAAGCGCCGTAAAGAGCTCAAGACGCAGTTGCGGCTGTGGATGGACATGGGCTGGCCGCGCTGGCGGATTAATGCCGCCTGCAATGAACAACTCGATATCAACCCAGAGACTGCGGATGAGCTGATTCAGGAGATCAGGCATGAGCAGCAGCAAGAGCTCACCATTGAGCGGAGTGAGTTCATGACCCAGCAACTCATCAGGCTCGAGGCGCTGGCAACCAAGGCTCAGGAGGATGGCAATCTGGGCGTCGCCCTGGGTGCCTACAAGGAGATGCACTTGCTCATAGGTCTGCACGCTCAGCGCTGATGCGCACGGAGTGGCCGCTCGGAGCCTCGGGAAGGTGTCTTAGATCGGTTGTCCGGCACTGAGTACCGGAGAGCACTCAGAACGGCCACGGAAGGCCACGGAAGGCCAGATACAGAAAAGCCCCCATTGCGGGGGCTGGAGGCTCTCCAATTCAGACGGTAGCTTGAAAAATCGCACGGCCACGCTCGGTCAGTTGCAGCCACCCCTTGCCGCCGTGCTCAAAAACGCCAGCCTTCTTGAGGTTGGTCAGGCGTGGTGCATTAGCCAGGCCGATGCTGGGAATGTCTTTGCCGATCTTGGCGCCGACAATCATGTCGGCATCATGTGTTGCTGATTGAATCTGCTCGCACAGCTGGAAGAAGAGAGCCTGTGTGGCTGCATTGAGTTTCTCAAAAGACAGACGGGCGGGCGCCGAAAATGCACCGATGACGGCTTCTTGCTGGAGAGCAGTCAGCACGGCCATGGCGCGTTCTTTGGAGATGCGGGTGCCATTCTCTGAGAAATAGCCCTTTTCGCTGCAGGCGATGGAGTGGCGACCCTTGAGTTGGCCGAGAGCTTGAGCGATTTCGAAAGTGGTCATGATTGGAAAATGCGGTGGGCTTTCGCCTCTTGAAATCATTAAATTTCAAAGCGATCATAGCTGTCAATCCATATCAACCATTTTGCAAAATGTCTGCGATATCTTGACATTTCGTGATCGGTTCTGATATGATATGTTTACAGATCGGGAGGAACCGATGTTCACTCACAACAGCTACCGCGAGGCAATCAGCTTCCTGGAAGGCGACAAGACCTTCGCCGGCACCGTTTGTTGGGATGCAGGTGAAGGCTGGAAAGCTGAGGCCTATTGGCACCGTGGCCGCATCCTGCAGGTCAGCATCAATCCAGCCGGCATGAGGATCGTATGAATTATGAAAAGCGACATGCCATCTCCAGCGCTTGGATCAAGGCGCTGGATTGGCAATTCTTTTACCAACGCTGTGGCGATATCGACAAAGCCCAGCTATGGGCCAAGCGAGCAGCCAAGCTTGAAAAACGCGTACTCTCTGAGGATCCCAATGTTTGAAGCCACCAAAGATTTCTTTTCTGACGCCTTCCATCACAGACTGGAGGACACCCGCATGCTCGATATTGTGCTGTCATTGACAGGATTCGGCAGTCACATCAAGCAAGGCACGCTGATGCACGACTTCCACAGGCTGACACCCAAGCAGCGCAATTACATCTGCTGCGTGCTGCTCGAGCGTGATCAGGATCCTGAAGCCTGGGAGGCCGAGTGGTCTAAGCTTGAATCGGAGGCTTTCGAGTGATGGCACAGCGCAGGGATTCCAAAGGCCGATTCGCTGGCAGCGGCGCTATTGCTGCTGCAACACGCAGCACTTCTAGTGGCAGCCGCGCTCGATGAGCAGCCACGTCTGTAAAGGCTGAACAACAAGGCAAAAAAGCCAGAATGCAAGCTGATAGACGGTCCGAATTAGCTGGATATGGGCCTTCATTTGGTGGTGTGCGTCGTCGTGTGGCAGCACCATCTGTCGGGCGTCGTGCAACACAGGATGTTTCAGCAAGCCGCAAAAAGCTGAAAACCATGGAGCGCGAGCGCCGCAGTCTCCTGCGTCGTGGTTCGATGCGTGGTGGCGCTTAAATCGCGTTGAGATCCAGCCCGTCTAAGCAGGTCACCTTGTAGCAGATGCTGGCCTGCTCGACGATCTTCAAATCACGCTGAGTCAGCCCAGCCCGGTCCAGTATCTCGGTCATCGTGCCACCTTCCGCTGCTGCTTCGCGAAATTTCTGCAATTTGCGCTTGGCGCCACTGGAGATCCGGATCATGCCGGTTTTCATGTCGATCGATCTTGTGATCGACTGGCGGATCCACCAGTATGCGTAGGTGGACATCTTGTAGCCGCATTCTGGGTCGTATTTTTCAGCCGCACGCTGCAGGCCGATCGTGCCCTCCTGGAGCAGGTCGGCAAAGGTGATGCTCGTGCCCGAAATGCGCCTGAGGTACTTCTTAGCAACTGCCACTACAAGGCGTAGGTTGCAGCAGACGAATTGATCACGGGCGCGCCGACCTGACCTGACCAGGCCCCGTGGAGGATCTGGGTGCTTGAGCCATAGCTGGATTCGCCGCCCAAGCTCAATCTCCTGCTGCTGGGTCAACAGCGGATACCGCGCTGCCATGTCGATGAATTCTTTCACATCAGACATATCGTGCATGATCCTAAATTAAGATCACAGCCATTACAGCGCAGAACACAATGCCCGGCATCCTGGATTGTGTCGCCGGTGGCAACATCCTTACCGGGCCCAGTCACAGTGGGCCAAGCTCAGCTGAGATCCTCGATAAGCTCAACAGCACACTGCTGCCGCACCAGGCGCAGTTTTGCAGCAACGTCGATCACCGGATCCTCGGGCTGGTCAGTGGATTTGGCGCAGGCAAAACCTATGGCCTGTGCGCAAAAGCAATCAATATCGCCGCGGCCAACATCGGCTACGTGTCAGCCCTATTTGAGCCTGTTGCGCCGATGTTGCGCGACATTCTGATGCGCTCTTTGGACGATATGCTCGAGTGGCTTGGCTTGCCATTCGATTTCAGGGTCAGCCCGCTGCCCGAATACGTGTTGCATTTCAGGGAAGGTGACCATACGATCTTGCTGCGGACCATGGAGACCTGGAACCGCATCAGGGGCCAGAACCTGTGTGCGATCGGCTTTGACGAGGTAGACACGGCCAACCGCCGCGTTGCCGAGCAGGCGGCTCGAATGGCACTTGCCCGTCTGCGCTCGGGCAATGTGCAGCAGTTCTATGTGGCAACCACGCCGGAAGGCTTCGGATGGGCCTGGGAGACATTCGAGAAGAACACCGCACCTGATAGGCACCTGATCCGTGCGCGCACCCAGGACAACCCACACCTGCCGGAGGGATTCATCGACTCTTTGATGGCCAATTATCCCGAACAGTTGATTCGGGCGTACCTCGATGGCCAATTCGTCAATCTCAACACGGGGCAGGTCTACGACCGGTTCAACCGGGCCAAGCATGTCACCCAGACGCCGTACGACAGCGCAGCTGTGGAGCCACTGCGCGTGGGCATCGACTTCAACGTGGGCAATATGTCAGCCGTGATTGCCGTGCGCCGTGGTAATGAGCTGCTTGTCGTCGATGAAGTCAGCGGGGCGCATGACACTGATGCAATTGCTAAGGAGATCAGGGCCAGATATCCTGCGCATCCGGTCTACATGTACCCAGATGCTTCGGGTGGAAATCGCAGCACCAATGCCACGCAGACGGACATCGCGATCCTGGAATCTTACGGGTTTAAAAATCAATCCCCACGGAGCAATCCCCCCATACGCGATCGGGTGGCTGCTGTTCAGGCTCTTTTGGAGAATGGGCGTGGAGAAACAAGGATCCAGATTCTCGATAAGTGTGTTCGGCTGATCGAATCTTTGGAGCTGCAGAGCTACACAGACAAGGGCGAGCCCGATAAGGACGCCGGATTTGACCATATGAATGACGCGCTGGGTTATCTGGTCTGGCGTGAGTTCAACCCACTCCACGCAAATGCCGGACGCGGCACCGGAATCAGGCTCTACTGATTTCACGTAGAATCGCAGAAAGCCCAGCCGCGACGGATGACTTACACCGGATACAGGTTCTACGACCGTGCCGTGTTCAGCAGGGTCGCGAATGTCGGGGACACAAACTCAACTTGGGCTGCCCAAGAGCCTCATTGGGTGCTGATCGAGGACCTGATGCA